TTTCTGCTGTGAAGAAACCAATACTTAAAGTTTGTAGGGCTTCTTCTTTAATGAATCCCGCGAAGGGATATGTTCCTATTGAGGTTAATGCTAAACCGGAAGCTGCTATTGTTAATCCAAGATTGCCAAATATTGATTTTGTTAAACCTATTGATTTTCCATTTATTGGGTATCTTCCAGCTATTGTAGCATCTGCTATTTTTCTAATTCTTTGTCTTCCTAATTCCTTAGCTAATGATGCTCTTTGACTTGGTGAAAGATTTGGATGTGTCTTTGCTGTTACAGCTATTCGTTCTCCTCCTAAGAATCCTTTTCCAACTTGCGCTGACTTTTGAACAGCAGTTATGGCTCTTCCAATTGGGACGAATGAGCCTATAGTTACAGCTGCAATTCCTACAGTTTTTGCTATCCTTTTTGATGCTTCTAACCTTTCTTCTGAAGTTTTAGCTTGGAATCCTCCTGTTATAGTTTCTTTTAATCCTCCTAGAGAGAATAATGATGGGTCTCCTTCTTCTTGAACTCCACTAACATCTCCTGAAGTCCTGCTGCCTCTAATTTTTTGTTCAGCTGCGAATTTTCTTCTTTCTGATTCTAATTCTCCTTCTCTACTCACTTGTCTTTTTACACTTTCTGTTTGTTCTTTAGCTCTTAACTCTTGTTCTTGTTCTGGGTCTAATTTTCCTCTTGCTCTTAGAGTTTTAAATTCTCTTTCTGGAATTACGAATTGTTTACCTTTCTTTCTCAAAACTTTGAATTTAAAACCTTCTTTTACCATTATTGCCCCTCCCCCGCAGTTGTTTCAGAAGCATCTATATTTTGGGGCCCATCTTTAGCTTTATCTGAGATTAACTCATTCTCTAGACTAGCAGGAAACTCTAGGTTTATAACGAGATTAAGTTGAGATAACACTTGCTCCTCAATAAAAAGCTGTTCTTCTTCGATTGTTTGCTGGAAAGCTAGGTATGCTATTTTAACGGCCGCTTCTGTGATTGCTCCAGTCCCGCCTACTATGATTTTGGGAACTTGCGCAGCTTCGTAGAATTTTGAATCTAGTAATTCAATCCATGACAGAGGATTTAATGTTGAGTTTGGTGGCACTGCTACTAATTCAGATTCTGCAACATCAAAAGGTTCGTATATATCTTCTCCTCCAGCTTTGGCTGCGTCTTGTTTCGCTTTGTAAGCAGCGATTTCTGTTGGGTCATCTGTTTTTAATCTATGTTTCCAACGAGGTTTAACATGCCAGTGCATCAATGTTTTCATATCTGCCATAGCTTCATTTTTCATGAGAATTATTGTTGTTAATTTTGTATGGTTTTTGTCGTAAATCATTGATTGCCCATGGAACTCATCAGCTACTCTGTTACGAGCTAAGTGGAATATCTCATTTGGTTTAAAATTATTTTCAACTTTAACTGTATCTCCTACTTTTGATACTTGGTCGTAATCTGTTATTATTCCTTTTCCATCTGCTGTTATTCTCATTGATTCTGGAGGTAATGGTTTTAGATTTATGAGATTTTCTTCATCATCTCTTATGATTTCACAGAAAGCATCTCCACTGATTTGCATTGTTCTAATCATGTTTTCGAGGATCGTGTTGAATGTATCTACTTTTATTCCTTTGATTGAATCTAGAAGCATTGTAGTTTCTTCATCTGCTTGGAATCCTTTTCCTACTGTCCATGTTGCTTTTGCATCTATGACTGACGCTAATTCTGGTATGTCTTTGTAATAGCCAAGTTGTTGTGTCCATTCTGAGTTTAGATATTCATTCTTTTTTGCGTCTGTTGGCCCATCTACCTTTGCGGATGGCACAGCAAAATCTTTTATTGTGTTTTTTAAATCACTTGCTACTGTGTTAGCTATATCTAATTCTGCCATTTTATAAATCTAAGTCGAAGGGTATATATATTATTAACTGTGTTGTCTCATCTGAATCTGATGAGGGAGTTAGGACAGTTCCGTCGTTATTAGTTGGGTCGTTTCCTAATATGCAAGAGGCAGAACCTCCAGTTAAATCGTCCGCTGTGCAGACAACTTTTAATCTTAAAACATCTCCTACTTTAAAAAGTGTCTTTGTGATTGTTCCAGTTATAACAAATCTTTTACTAGGGTTTGCTGTTGTATCTACTGCAACGAATGCAGGACCGACAACTGAGGCTAACTCTGTCTCTACTGCTCCACTTAATCTTATAACTTTGACAGTGATAGTTCCTGAGCCAGGGTTTGCTGCTCCAGAGATTGCATAGTTTCCAGTTACAAGGAAACCTCCTCTTACAGTTTTTGGAAGATTGAACGAGGGCAAATCCCAGTTTAAGTTTATACTTTCTCCTCCTCCTCCAGACTGAGCCGAGCCTTGAGTTTCTGCTAGGATACTTCTAATTGAGTTATCTGTTGTTAAGTGATAGTCTGCTGTGCCTCCTACTTCTGAATTGAATCCGTAGAATTTTACTTGTCCAGTTCCGTCAGCGATATCATTAAAGTTAAATGAGATAATTCTTTCTCTCGATTTTCTGAATTTTATTGGGACAGTCATTCAAAACTCCCGAAAGGATTTATTGCCCTATCTTCCCATAGAACTCCATGTCCAGTGTTTACTGATTCTTGATTCATAGAGAAACCTTCATGATAGACATGAGCGAGTAATCTTCCCCATTTCTCTACTCTTTGTTTACCGACAACTATATCAACTCTTTTTCCTAATATTTGTGATGCTAACCATCTTTGAGAATCTAGTCCTCCTTCTTCTTTTAATTCTGGTGCTGCGAGGTTTAGGAGTCTAACTGGGAAATCAAAATCTCTCTCATCCCATTCAACTCTTATTGTGTCTCCATCTGTAACTTTTATAACTTTAGCTCTTATAGGCTCTGTGATTTGTTTGTGTGGTGAATCGAAATAGTAAAATTCCATTTGTCTATTTGTTAGTTCTGGGAAGTTTTTGAAATCATGTCCATTAGGCATTTTTCATAAATGTTTGTTTATCTTTTACTCTTAGAAGGGATAAACAACGCTGATAGCCATTTAGAAGAACATCTAACATCGTTTGAGCTTCTTCTCTACTCGTGAATCCTGACATATCAAATTGGATGACATACATCGCTGCTAGATTTGAAGCTGCTTCTTTAAGAATTCCTTTAGCGTCGACATTTAATCCAGAATAAGCATCCGACCAGTTGAAAGTTGTTGCGGCATTAATCTCACTTTCTGCCTGCGTTATAAAATCGTTTATATATGCTTCTACATTTGAAGTTGCACTGGCATTTGCTCCAGCTTTTCTTTGAACTTCTGCTGTAGTTGCGAATATCCCCGTATCAGCCATATTGCTAACAAAAAGCCATAATATTTAAACCCTTGTTTTTCGCCATCCAAATTGCTCTTATTATTCCCTCGACGATGTGGTCGTAGGAACCAGAGTAGGCTCTCTCTCCGTTGGATTTAATTGTTATCTGTATTGATTTGAAAGATTGTTTGATTGAACCTTCATCGAAACATTTTAGTTCTCCTCTCCAGCCCATTTCTTCTACAAGGTCATACATAAACTCTTTTAGAAGTTTTGTAGTTTTTCCTTCGTTGTCTACTGGGCGTGTTGAATTTCTGAGGTCAACTATTTTGTTTTTTAATACATTATCTTCTGCCATGTATTTGAAACTTCCTGAACCCTCACCTAGTCCATCATAGCCAATAGTTTTTCTCCCAAAATTATATTTAGTTAAAAGTTTTTCGATTTGTCTTTGAATCTCTGGTCCTGCTATTTCATTTGAATGGATGTTTATAACTTGTTTGATATTCTTTCTGTTTTTAGCATTAAAACCTTCAAAAGTTGTTTCTCCTTTTCCTACTCCTCCTCCTACATCTATTCCTAGAGTGAAAACTCCCCCAGTGGAAATGGCTGACAAAGAGCCATCCTCTTTCGAGGGCTGGGAGAGTATGCAAACTTTCTTTATCCATTCTTCTGTGAATTTTCTGTTGTAGTCATCAAGGAACTCTCCGAGGTATTCTTGTGCGAAAGCTACTGGAGAGAGTTCTGATTCTTTTCTGTCAAGGAATTCTTTGCTATGTCTCGGGCAGTCTCTAGCTGACACATGAAATTGAGTTATCTTCTCGTTTAGAGTTGATTTGTAGAAGAATCCAGTCTTACATTGTCCAGTCGATGCTAGTATAGTTCTTCCTTTTGAGACTGAGATAGCTGGTTCAATAGCAATCCATGCTCTATCTGGGATAAATGCGGCTTCATCTAGAACTAGCATCGTGACCGTGGGGCCACGCATTCCGGCGCCTGTGTCTCCTACGGCTTTACAGATAATTTTAGATCCATTCTTTAGCTCCATGAAGTGCAGAGTTGGTCTTCCTACGATTTGTTTTTGGTGTTTCGCGAACATGAAGTCTTTTACTTTCCAGAAAACATGTTCTGATTGTTCTATAACATAGGCACCAATTTCAATGTAGGAGTTTGGTTTAGTCATGGCTTCTTGGCAGATTAATAAGGCGAGTGCGACGGTTTTTCCGCATTGTCTTCCTGAGACAATAGTTATATCTCCTTCAGTCCCTAAAATCTTTTTTTGCCATTGGTCTAGAGTTAGCCATGGCCTGTTAATATTATATTCCATTTATATTGTGCGGGAATTATAATATTTAAATTTTATGTGGGTTCCTATACACAAAAATAAGAAAAAAACAACAATAATCGCTAATAACGATATTTACTTATGTCTTATAACAATGCTGTTATGGTGCTTTAGGGTCATAAACAGTGAGGGAGGGAGGGAGTAACTCCGTTCAATGAGCTCTGCGAATAGGAGTAGCATTATGTTCCATAGGTCAAAATCAATCATTGACCTATATATCAATAGTTATTCGGTATACCGAATAGGTCTTTTCTGCCTCTAATAAGCTCAAATTTGCATGATTTGG